CTTCGTGATCGCCACAACATCGAAGTCACCCAAACGGTCTTCGCTACGGCTTCTGCGCCGCAGATCGACCGTAAGGTGTACCTGGTCATCGAACAGATGCCCGGGGACATCGATGTGAAGAACACAGACGCGCTGGCAGACTGGCTTATCGCCACTGCGAACGCGAACGTGACTTCGCTGTTGGGCTGGGAGTCTTAGACCCCCAGTCTGTGGATTGGTTGACCTGGGTTAGTAGGGAGTTGTGGCTTGTAGCCACAACTCCCGACCACCCTGGAGCATGAGTCCGGACCGTACATCTAGACCCCGAAAGGGCTCAGATGAAAAGGTACGTAGCTCATGTCGAATCTCTTTACGCTGAGCTGCTAACAGATGCAGCGTATGCGTACCCTACGTTGGTGGTGGAGTTCGATCGTGACCTTCGCCGCCTCACCCGGTTACTGAATACGAGAGGTCTGCCATTTGCGATGGTAGATCTCCCCGCTCAAGGAAAACACCTTGACAGGTGTCTTGCTTGCGGTCAGTACAGTCCATCTAACCTACCGGGCCAAAAGCCTGTAGGAGGTGGTGTAGTGATCCCGAAATTACTTCGGGGACTCTACTTACTGGTATTCGAACCTCATGGACAAGTGAAGGAGAATGCTGACGTACAGGCTGTCTTCTTTCTGCGCCAATTACTATATGGCGTCAAGAAGGCGACTGTACGCTGTCCTGAAGAGAATGTGGCCAAGGAAATTTCGGCCTTCGTTCTCCTGGACAATGAACTTACGGTTCCATCAGAATGGTGGAAATCGCCGCATCATGCGGCGATGGTGGAAGAGCACACGGGATTTGCATCCCGAGGTGACATCCTCGACCGCCTCGGCTCTCAAGTCGGAAGACCCAGAGCGTTCAGGCTTCTCAGGAACCTCGACAGGATAGCCGGGGTTCTCTCGTCCGCGCTAGGGCCTTATGACCCTATGTGTTGGCGCTTCGCGCACGGACCTGGCGTTGTTTCCGACGTGTACAGTTTTGCTGTGCACGACGACCCGGAGGATTTCGAGTCGTGTCCCGATGACCACAACAGATACAGATTTCCTGTGTGGTCAGAGAGACTGGAAAGCGTGTTCCCTCTTGCTGAGTGTGCTTACTATAACTTAGCGAGTTGGGCCGACGACCCTCGATTAGAGGCGATCGGCTCTTACGAGCCTATGTCGCGTCTGATCGATGTTCCGAAAACCTACACAAAGCCTCGGCTAATTGCCGTGGAGCCCGCCTCTCATATGTGGTGCCAGAAGAATATCCAGCACTACTTGTATGAGCGCGTTGCTGCGTCATGGATTGGCGAGTTCATTGACTTTCGTAGTCAAGAACGTAACCAAATGATGGCCCTAGTAGGATCCAGGGACAATTCATTCGCCACTATCGATCTTTCAGCGGCGAGTGATCGTATCAGTTGTCGCGTAGTAGGTGACATGTTCAGAGCTAACCATGCTCTGCTTATGGCGCTTGCTGCGTCACGCACCCGTTATTGCAAGATCGGCAACGAGCCGATCGAACTAAGAAAGTATGCAACAATGGGCAATGCCACTACC